GGCCCCGCGCGAGACCGGCTCGCTGGCGTCCATCGGTTCATTGGAAAGCGCGTGCAGGATCGCCCATGCGATATCGGCATGGCCGACCTCGCCATTGCGCTTGGCGGTATAGGTGACCTGCCTGCCCGAGCCGGTGAGGGTTGGGCGAATGGCCATGAAAGCGGCCTGCACGTCGCTCCACCCGGCGTCGAATTCGATGCGGCGATTGCGGAAGACGTTCTGGCCCTTCATCACCAGTGCGCCCTTGACCGCGACCGAATAGTTGATCCGGCGCGCGGTCGGGAACCACTTGAGCACCAGCTGCAGCACCGCCTCGCCACTGCCGGTGGTATCGATCGCGATGTCTTCGACATTGTACCGGGCCGCGACCTTCTTGATCTCATCGGCCTGGCCCTGAAAGTCGATCCCGTTGAACCGGAGCTTCTCGAGCACGCGGAACTTGCCGCCCGGCTTTTCCGGCGGAGCGATGACCGCCAGCGCAGCATCGTCGCGACCTTGCTTGTTCGGGTCATAGCCCAGCCAGACCCGCTTCTCCCCAAACGGCCGCGCGCCCGGCATGCCGATCAGCTCGGGCTTGAAGTCGCGCCACTGGTAGAAGCTGTCGACCCGAGCCGGACCGATCAGGGCGAACGGGAAGCTCGACTGCGCGTCGTCGATTTCCTCGCATTCGAACAGGTTGCGGAACGAGTCTTCCGAATATTCCTTCCGCAGCTGCTCGATGTCCACCAAGTCGCCCAGGCCGCGCTTCACCGCGTCATGGATGGTCAGGATCTGCTGCCAGCTGCCATCGGGCATGATCGCGCCATCGCGCAGGTTCTTCAGCGACAGGTCGAATGGGCGCTGATCGCCCTTGGTGCGGCCCCGGTTCCAATCTTCGCCCGACCAGAAGGCATAGCTTTCATGCGTCTTGGTCGAGGCCGATGAAAAATAGGTCTTGGTGTAGATGCTGTGCGTCGCCATCGCGCTGGCGACCTTGTTGAGCTCGGCAAATCCGCCGACCCAGGAGAACTCGTCAAAATAGAAATCGCCGCTCTCACCCTGGGCGGTCGCACTGTTGGTCGAGAGCGGATAGAGGCCCACCGAGTCCAGCGATGGCCCGTCATCACCGTGCAAGCCGGTGAAGTCGAGCATGATGATCTTGCCTTTGAGCTCGACCCCGGTGACCCGGCGCACCCAGTTGGTGATCTCACGCCGGAACTTCAGCGCCTGCCGCTCGGATGCGGACAGGAAGATCTGGTTGCGTGGCTGTCTGCCCTCGATCGCCATCTCCGCGATCTTGGCGAACGCCTCGCGGGCGAAATACCAGGTCGCGCCGACCTGCCGGCTTTTGCGGATCTTGCGCGTGCGCTGGTGCCGCTGATCCCACCAGGCTTCCTGATATTCGAAATTGCGATCGTGGAAGTCATCGAGCAGCGCTTGATATTGCTCGATCGTCAGGCAGTTCTTGCGCTTCTCGGCCCGCTTAGCCTTGGCCTTTTCGTCGTTCCGGCGCTCGATATTGGGGTTGAGATCGCTCTCGCGCCCCTCATTGCCGCCGAACTTGCGCACCCGCGCCATGCGCTCGATCTGCCGCCCCAGCAGGTCGATTTCCTTGAAGTCCTTGCCCGATTTGTTCTCCTTGGCGATCAGGGTCAGATAGCGTTGCTGGAGCCCGTCCTCCATGCGCACCACCACCGGCGCATCGTCCCATTTGTCGCGGGTTTTCCAGCTGGCGATGGTGGGATATCTGACCCCCAGCTCATCGGAAATCTGCTGCATCGACCAGCCACGCCAGTACAGCGACCGCGCGGCGCGCCGCGCATCGAACGGGGTGGTGGGAAGGGCAGCGAGGATCGCCATGGTGGCCATTCCATGCCCTGCAAGCGCTATCCCGCGCGCGCCCGCCTGATTGTTATCACGCCGGTAACAACGGCAGCCCGTTGCATGATGTGGCCATTTTCAGCCCCAAGGGTGGCAATTCCGCCGGGCATCTCACGACACCTGGCAACACCGCGAAACGGAGCCGTCCCGATGCCGACCATGAAGTTCAAGCGCACCAAGCCCTTCCTCCTGGCAACCGCAGGAAGCACCGTCGATGGCCGCGTGATCGACGACAAGCTGATCGACGAAATGGTGTCGAGCTATGATCCGAAGACCTATGGCGCGCGGCTCAACATCGAACATATCCGCGGGATCACCGGCGAGGCTCCGTTCCGCAGCTATGGCGATGTCGTCGCGCTCTCGGTCGGCGAGGTCGATGTCAATTTCAACGGCAAGACCGAGAAGCGCAAGGCACTGTTCGGCGAATTCGACGTTCTCGAAGACGCGATGAAGCTCAACGCCCAGGGCCAGAAGGTCTATCCATCGATCGAGATCGAACCCAATTTCGCCGGCAAGGGCTTTGCCTATCTCATGGGCTGCGCGCTCACCGACAGCCCCGCCGCGATCGCGACCGAGCGCCTGCAGTTCAATCGCGCCGCGCCTGGCTCGATCGTACTCAACGGCGAGACCGCCTTCGCACTGGAGCTGGCCGACGACAAGGGCACCACCACTGAGGCCGGGCAGGGCTTCCTCTCCGGCCTGCAGGGCATTCTCGACGGCTTCGCCGCGAAGTTCACCAGCAAGCCCGCCGATCCCAAGCCCGCCGAACCTGCGCAGCAGCAGATTGCCCCAGGCTTCGATATGCAGGCCTTCTCGGCCCTTTTCACCGGCTTTGCCGAAAAGGTCGAAGGCGCGCTGCAGTCCCAGGCCGCTGCCCAGCGCGAGGAAATCGACGCGCTCGCTCTCAAGTTCGCCGCGCTCGACAAGCGTGTCGAGAACACCGCCGCGCCTGGCCAGCAGCCTCGCCCGCAGGCCAATGGCAGCCAGACCGATTTCAGCAAGGTTTTCTGACGCTCTCGCCCCGCAATCCCTCGCCCGAAAAATAAGGACGTATCGATGAACACTCTTTCCCAGCGCGGTCGCGAAGCTCTTGACCGGCACTATGCGACCATCGGTCAGATCAACAACACCTCGAATGTCCACCGCCAGTTTACGATCGATCCGACCGTCGAGCAGCGTCTCGAAGACCTGCAGACCGAGTCGGTCGAGTTCCTCAACGCGATCAACATCTTTGGGGTGCGCGACCTCAAGGGGCAGACTATCGGCATGGGCGCGAACAATATGATCGGCGCGCGGACGTCTGCGGCGAACCTCCCTCGCACCCCGAAGTATGTTGGGCGCATGCAGGAAAAATCGTATGAGCTCTTCGACACCGAGTTCGATACGATGCTGCCTTGGGCGCTGATCGATGCGTGGTCGAAGTTCCCCGACTTCGCAGTTCGCTATAGCCGGGCGGTCGCAATTTCCATCGCGCTGACCCGGATCACCGTGGGATGGCATGGCCTTGCGGCTGCCGCCCAGACCGACCCCGAAGAAAACCCGAACGGCGAAGACCTCAACATCGGTTGGCTGCAAAAGCTTCGCCTGGAACGTCCCGATCATGTCATGGGCCGCGCAATGGTTGGCGGCACCGCTACCGGGGCGGCAGCGCCGGTGCTGGTCGGAGCTGGGCAGAACTATCAGAATATCGATGCCCTGGCCTATGATCTCATCTCCGGAATGCCGAGCTGGGCACGCGCCAATACCGAGCATCTCGTGATGGTCAGCTCCGACCTGGTCGATGAAAAGTACTTCCCCATGATCAACCGCCCGCTTGCGGCGACGGTCGATGGCGGGAAAGCGACCAGCGACGAAGTGGTGGGCCAGATCATCCGTTCACAAAAGCAGATCGGTGGACGGCCTGCGGTAATCGTGCCGTTTTTCCCGGAAGGCACGATGCTCATCACGCCGCCCAAAAACCTCTCGATCTATTATCAGGAAGGCAGCCGCCGCCGGTACATCAAGGATGAGCCGGAAAACAAGCGCGGCCTGGTTGACTACAACAGCGTCAACGAAGGCTATATTATCGAAGACGACGACTTTGCCGTGATGGCCGAGAACATCACCTTCGAAGCGGCTGATCCCTAAGTTCCGAAACACCCGAGAGGGGTGTCTGGCACGGCTCGCCCAACGATTTGAGTGGGCCTCCAGCGGCTGATTATTGGGTCAGCCTCCAAGGGTTTCAGACCGCACCCCGCATGAGAGCCTAAAGCCCCGGAAGCCAATGCCGGGGACATGGCAGCGAACAAGCCCGAAAGGGTCGCTGGAGCCTGACGGTCAGGTCGAGGAGGGTGGGAAGCCCCCACAATGATGAACCCCAGCTTCAGGACCTGCCATGCTAAGCCCGTTCCGCCGTCACCAGCAGAAGATCCGCGCAACCTTGGCCGGTGCTGCCGCGAACGCCGCAGTGGTCGGCCAGGCCGTTGCCATGCCGGAAACCGGCGAGGTCGCCAGCGAGTATCGCGCGCTTTACGCGGTGCTGCAGGACAATCTTCGGTCGCTCTCAGACATCCAGTCGATCGAGGGCCGCAATCCGATCAAGCGCGAGATGGCCGAGACCTTCCGGGCATGGGTCGATGGCGCGCTCGCCGCCGGTGCCGAGGGCACTGCCGCGCAAGATGAGATTGTCGCGCAGATGATGATTTGGGCGATCGACTATCGCGATTTCGAACGTGCGCTCGACATCGGCGAGCATGTGCTGCGCTTCGGCATCACGCTGCCCGAACGCTATCTGCGCACGCCCGCCTGCCTGCTCGCCGAAGAGATCGCCACCGCCGTGCTGGCTGAGCCGCAGCTCGCCACGCTTGAGCAGCTCATGCGGCTCGACAGGCTGACCGGCGATTACGACATGCCCGATCAGGCGCGCGCCAAGCTGCTCAAGGCTCTGGGCCGCGCCTATGCCAGGGCCGCCGATGAATTCGATGCAGAGGCGGACAGCGCGCCCGCAGGGGGCAAGGCCGCGCTGCTGCACGCTGCGCTCGATGCCTGCAAGCGTGCGCTGCAGCTCAACAAGGCCATCGGGGTCAAGAAGGATATCGAGCGCCTCGAGCGCCTGGTCACGCCGCCCGCTGACCAGACCGGACAGGATTGAAGGATCGGCCCACGCCGCTCGGGGGGCGGATCATCTCTGGCCAGGGTCCGCCCATAAGCCACAGGCGATCCCCACCCCCCGTAAAGCGGTTCGGCCCGGAAGAACAGAAAGGCCCGCGCAGTGTCAGGTTTCATCGCCACGCCGCCCGCACCGGCCTCTCCCGCCGACAGCTCGGTCAGCGTCGACGACTGGTTTCCGGCGATCGACGTCAACGCCATCCGCGACACGCTCCGCATCGGCGAGGGCGTGGTCACCCATGAACGCCTGGTCGCCGCGATCGAGGGCGCGGTCATCACCGCGCTGAGGCAACTGCACGCCTGGCGCAGCAGCTGGGCGGCCAACGGGGCTGCTGATCTGGCGGCGATCGATGATGTCAGCATTGGCGGGCGCAAACGCTCGGTGGTATTGTGGGAACGCATCATCCGCTATTACGCCGCCGCCGAAGTCGCCGATACCCATCGCGATCTGGTCGCCTCCGATCAGGCCAATATCCGCAGCGAAAACGAACGGCTCACCGCTGACGAATATCGCCGCATGGCGCATCATGCGATCAGCGATCTGCTCTCGATCGGGGCTGAGAAGCCGGTGCCGCGCAACCGGGTGTCGCTGCTATGACCACCGCAACCGCTCTGGCTGGCGAGACTCTCGATGCCATCTGTTGGCGCGTGCTGGGGCGCACCCAGGGCGTGACGGAACAGGCCTATACGCTCAACCCGGGGCTGGCCGCAGCCGGTCCCCAGCTCGCCGAAGGCACCGTCGTGCAACTGCCCGACATCACCGAGACCGCGCCCGCGATGCGCGAGACCATCCAGCTATGGGACTGACAATGGTACATGCACCCGCCCTGATTTCGGCGATCGTCACGCTGCTGGCTACGCTGGGCGTCGGTCTCAAGTTCGCATGGAACAAGTACGATGCTTGGCGGATCGAGCGCCAGCAGGCAGCCGTGCGGGAGGCCGAAAAGCTCGAGGAGCGATTCCGCCGGATCGAGAATGCCCTCAAGGAATGCGAGGAGCGCGAGGAGCGGGGAGACAAGCGCCGCGCCAAGATGTGGACAATCATCCAGCTGTTGCTCGATGCGATGGAAGGCATCGACCCCGGTCACCGTACGCTGAAGCGCGCAAAGCAGCTGCTCGAGGAAATGCGCTTGGAGGAGGCCACGTCATGACCACCACCGCCGACCGGATTGTTGCGCTGTTGCGCCCTAGCGCCCCCGCCAACCAGTTCGTGCAGCCAGAGGTTGACCTGATCAACCAGCTCGCTGCCAGCTGGGACCGCCGCCGCGCCCCCGCTGCGCTCGCGCCGATCGCCAAGATCGGACTCTCGCCGCAGGACTATGCCGCCGCCGCCGCCCGCCTCGGCTGTACCGTGGCACAGATCCGCGCGGTCGATGAGGTCGAGAGCAACGGCAGCGGCTTCCTGCCCGATGGCAGGCCGCGCGCCCTGTTCGAAGCCCACAAGTTCGACGAATTCACCGATGGTCGGTTTCGCGCCAGCCACCCGAACCTGTCCAGCAGGTCGTGGAACAAGAAGCTCTATATCGGCGGGGCAGGGGAGTGGGACCGGCTCAACCAGGCGATCGCGCTCGATGCCGAGGCCGCGCTCAAGTCTGCCTCGGCAGGCCGCTACCAGATCATGGGCTTCAACCATCGGGCAGCGGGCTTTGCCACGGTCGAGCTGTTCTGGGACGCCATGAAGCGCAGCGAGCGCGATCACCTAGATGCCTTCTGCGCCTTTATCGAGAGCAGGCGTCTGCAGGATGAGCTGCGGCAGATCAGCAACGTGCATGCGGCCTGCATCCCCTTCGCTGAGGGATATAACGGCACGGGCTATGCGAAGAATGCTTATCACATCAAGATCGCCAAGGCCCATGCGAAGTGGAGCGCCCGATGAGCAGCGTACTCGATCGTCAGGGCGACCGCAGCGTCGTCAAGTTCATCGCCGCCGGCTGCTTCATCGTGCTGCTGGCGATCATCGCCGCCATGACATGGGGCCAGCTTCCCGACTGGGCGGAATCGATCTTCTCCGCCATCGCCGGTGGCCTGGTGGTCAAGATCGCTGACTGCCTCTCCGCCCTGATCGCTCTCTCATCCGGCAGGCAGGTAGAGCGGATGGGAGACCAGCTGACATCATCCGTGCCTCAGGCACGCGTCGGCGACATGGCCCAGTTGCCGGAAAGTGACCCGGCATGATCAAGCCCGCGTCCCTGCGCGCCGCGATAGTTGCGCTCCAGCCCGATCTGGCGCGCGATCCGGCAAAGCTTCTGATGTGGGTCGATCAGGGCAGCATCGTTGCCTGCTCGACCCCCACGCTCGGCTTTGCCTATCGCTACCGGCTCAATGTCATCCTGATCGAATTTTCAGGGCAGCCCAGTGTCGTCATTCTGGCGGTGACCAACTGGCTGCGCCAACATCAGCCTGAGCTGCTCACCCCTGGCAAGGAAGCCTTCTCGATCGAGGTCGATCTCATCGACAGCAAGACCGTGGATCTCCAGCTGCAGATCCAGCTCGATGAGAACGTGCTGGCCACCCGGCGCGAGGATGGTGGCTTTGATCTTAAGCACCTGGATGAGCCGGTGCCGCTGTTCGACGATGACCTGCCCCTGATCGCCAGCGATGGAGAACCGGCTCCGGGCACCCTGCCGCTCACCGAGATCGCCGATGAAGACGGACCGCTGCCGCCCTGGCATTGATCATGGCCGACACCGATCTCACCAAGGTTGAAGACTGGCTTGATGGCCTCATGCTGCGCTTGGAGCCGGGCGCGCGCCGAAAGCTGTCATTGAAGGTCGGCCAGTCGCTTCGCCGGTCCAATGCCCAGCGCATCGCTGCCAACAAGGAACCCGATGGCAAGGCCATGGCTCCGCGCCGGCCACGCATCGGACCAGACGGCAAGCCTATCCGTCGCAAGCGCATGTTCCGCCGCCTGCGCATGGCCCGCAACATGCGTATCAAGGCCACGCCAGACAGCGTCGAGCTCGATTTCGGCGGCGGCAACGCCCAGCGCATTGCCGAGGTGCACCATGATGGCCGGACCGATCGAGTGGGGCGCACACGTGACGGCAGCACTATCCGCGCGCGCTATGAAGCGCGTCGCCTGCTCGGATTTGGCGGTGATGACATGGAAAGGGTGCTCGAGTCAGTGATGCAATCCCTGGCCGATGGGTAGCGGCCCATGTCGTTTTTGTCCTATTTCTCCGGTTGGCCAAAAGTCATGCGCCCGCCAGCCCGATATGTTGAGTACTCAACTTATCGGGTCAGGCCCGGCTGGTTTTGCTAGCGCCATGCCGGGCCGCACCGTTGTAATCGGCCCGGTAACAATCGCGCCCGCTGGCCTTTGGCCAAGGCATGATGCTGCTGACAGCCATGTCGATTTCGTCCATCGCCACTTCGCCAGCCATCGATCTGTCGCGACTGCCGCCGCCCTCGGTGGTGCCGCAGACGGATTTCGAAACGCGCTATGAGGCCAAGCGTGCCCAGCTTCTCGCGCTGTTCCCGCCCTTTAGCGCGCTGGTAGAATCCGATCCGGCGATCAAGCTGCTGCAGGCTGACAGCTATGACGAACAGGTGCTTGCCCAAGCGTTCGACGATGCGGCGCGGCAGCTGCTCATCGCTTTTGCTCACGGCTCCAATCTCGATCACCTGGCGGCGCTCTACGCGGTCGAGCGACTCGAGATACG